CCACCGTAAAAACCTTATTCTTTTTACGGCTGCGCTATCAAACAATAACAAACTAACCAAACAAACTTTCAACAATCCACCCAACGGTACTTCTAGCGCCTGAAGTTTCACCAGACTGATAAACCGTAGTCACGTTTACAGGAATCCAAGATATTCTGTAACGTAAACCTTCAGAAAAATCACCTAGACAAACTTCGTTAGAAGCTCCCGCTTCGACCCGAGCCCAATATAAACCCCGAAAACTTCCTTCGAGATACATTCGTTCGAAATGATCCGCAATGAAGTGTTCGAGATCGGCTGTTCGGTTCGATCCAACGACAAGATCATCGTAAACGGATCGATAATACTCGTAGAGATACCTTGCCTGCGTACCTTTTGACTTATAAGCGTCGGCGAGTTTAGGAAAGAAACCCTCCCGCTTGGCGATATACTCAACGACATCATAATCGTACCGAGCTCCTCCGAGCCAAGCCTTAAGCTTAGCCTTATCTGTTTTTGCTGCATTTTCTGATCGTAATAACCTATCAAACCTCTCCATAATAACAATAATAAATCTCACATTGTGGTGTGAGTTACCATGACCAATAAACTTAATACTTACCTATTCTCCATCAATATCCTTATCCCCATCGGCTCTGCTAATTGCCACTCTTCTCAGCCGTGCTCTCCCAGCATGCTCAGCTGGGGTCAACAAGCCATCGGGTATCCCATCAGAAAAATCAAAAGCAATAGCCTTAGCGCTCCTATTTAAACCGTACTTAGCTACAAAAGGAGTGGTTATCCTGCTGCGCCTCAAGACATGAAAAGCATCCTGAGCAAGGCATGTTCTAGCGTACCTACGAAGCCAACTAACGTCGTCATCGTCGGTACCGCCGTTCTGAAGCCAAGTGATCAACTCAGAACAAGAAAACCGCCTGTGGTCATCCCTAAGTGACAAGGTCACGGAAAAACCCGTGGGGTCCATATACCTAGACGTCCCGGAATGTGCCAGCTTTACGGCTAGATGCCTCTCAAACATGCGAGTCAAAACCCTCTTAGCTACTGCAGATTGCCCTGGAAACATCGAGTCACCAATGTTATCACGAACGTCTCGTACTTGTTCCAGCCGCAAAAAACCTACCCCATAATAGGCTATCTCCTGCATCGGGAACCTGGGCTGTGGATTTCGGGCATTCAACTGACGCAACGCGAGTTGGATCAGACCAGACTCTTCAACTATCGCTTGCTCCTGCTGTTCCTGATCGTGTCCAACTTCCGACTGATCATCATCCATAATACCCCCTGCATCAATACGCATATCATCAGGCACATTGCCACCCCAGGCGGTGTTCCAATGTTCCACGGCATCAGCATAATGGCCCAACTCAACTGCGGCTCGCAATGCGATGCGCAAACGATCGATCGTTACAGGCTCTGGTATATGAATCCCTTGCTCGTTAGCGTGCCTAAGTATAACGTTAAACGCTCCACGCCTATCAGCCCGTTGTTCTGCAGGAAAGCTATCGATGGTCGGATCTACAACCGCCAAGTCCTGAGGATCGACAGGATCGATATTTATACCCTGATCACCTTGATTTGCCATTACTAACTATTATAATCCTTAATTATGTTGTGAGTTAACATAACCAAACAAACAAATCAAAACCAAACAAATAAATCAAACAAACAAACAATAATCAATAAACAAACAAACAAACAAACAAATAAATAAATAAATAAATAAACAATCAAACAAACTAAAAAACATTTCGCAAATTATTCTTCATAGACAAATAATAAATATCCTCCTTGCGTTCCATCATATGCTGCCTAGCGTCCTCATAAGAAACATGACACAAGCTCTCAAGAACATCGAACCAGTCCTCGACAGCAGATCGGGGACATCCGCTTTGCTCGGCGTTGACTCTGATAATATCGTCGTAAGCCATATCCGAGCGTAGTTTCAAACACCAGTCCCGCAAGCTGGTCGCATATTCGTAAAAATGCTTTTCCGTCTTGAAACCTTGACCTAAGACCTTGTTCAGCTTCCTGCGTATCGAAGGGCAAAGCACACCGTTGGAGTAAACGTACCCGCAAAACTCAGCTGTATCCGAAAATATGGCCTCCATCTGGAAACCGCAATACAAAGATACCATCGTTTTTCGATCCACGTCTACTTTCAGGTTTGCTTGTCGACGATCTAAATCATCGCCCTTCATGTACACAGCTTGAGGCCCCTCCCCGGTTACTATATAATTTTGAATCAAAAACTCCAAAATAGTATTACCTTTTAGAGTCCAGGGCGCACCCGAAAGCTTGATCCACTCCTGCTGCGAAGACGAATATTTGCCAACAAGTGGCGTGTTGTGATAAATCGAATAATACAGCTCGGCGAAGTCTTGCTTTACGCACAAAAGTTTATCAAACTCAAGATTTATCTGATGCGTAAATGCATTCTGTTTGGAATCCATCTCTTTCACGTCAAGAGTAACACCCGATCGTACCGGAACAGCCATACAAGCCCTCGTATATCTCTCAGCGGCTTCCTCAGGTGTCAGATTGTTGTCCCACGTGAACTCATCCTTAAGAGACTCGACAATCACCTTAGCTATAAAGCGACAAGCAGCTCCAAACAGTGTGTTCACCTGCTTAGAAGTGGCGGCAATGCCCTGAGGCGCCTTAAAAGAAGAATCATAAGACACAGGATCATTCTTCGCTTTAACGCTCGCCTTCCCAGAAAACCGTGCTGACCGCTCTCCAGACTCATCCAGCGTGAAAGACGCTGCATAACCAGCGCTACGAGCCTTCAACAGCCATTCCTGATAAACGGCGCTGGAAGACATGGAATTCCATGCTTGAGCGAGCCTCTGTCGATCGATGCAAGCCTCAAAACCAACTCTAGCTATCCTCTGGGCTAACAGCAATCCCTCCCCATCCAGGATGTACTGCTTTTGCGGACACGCGTACCGTGCGGCCATAGTTTGGATCTCTCGAGTACCATCAACAGCGCTATAATGCAAATTATTCCCAACGCCAAACGTCAAACTTGTCTTCGGCTGATAAGGTCGCCCCCTGGCAGTCCTGACATCGGTGAAGTCGCCTGTGACCTTTCCAGTGAATATTTTCGGTACCCTGGCTATCAAATTGATCGGGTTACCCAACCAAGCTCGGTGATTGTCGAACTCCGCAATCGCGCGAAAGCTATCCCTAGACCCACGAAACGAGGTTGGAATAACTCGAGGGCATGGTTTTTCCAACAGCTTACAAGCAACATTAGTCTCCTGGAGATACGTCGTCGCCTTAGAGACCCAAGCAGCAGCATTCTGCTTAACCGGAAGAACTCGTGATAAACCATGAAACACCGGTGTGGGTTCTGGGTCGATAGCTCCGTGCGTAGAACTCTGACCCAACTCCAAAACGAGCAAATTGTTTGAGCGGCTTAAAGACTTATCAGCGACCCGAGCGCGAACTATGCTCTTTACGCGGTTCATCAACTTCACCTTATTAACGGAGAAGAACCACATGTAAATGGCCCAATTCCTAGTGCCAACCCAGGTCCTTGGATCTGATCCACGCAACGCCACCGACTCCTTAACCAACCTCCACCGAGCTAATCGAGCCTCACTCTCCTGAGCTTGCTGGGCGATTGTGTACTTCGATACTATTGGGCTCTCCAACTTCCGCCACTTATCGAAAGCTACCTTCGCATCAATCTGCTCGGGTAACTGTCGCCTCCGAGCCACGGACTGAGGTGCAGCAGTCGCCTGATTAAAAACCTCGACTGGTAGTGATCCTTTCCTTTCCTTCTTCTCCTCCAACGAGCAAACGGGGCTTAAATCCTCAACTTCCGCCGGGACAATCAACGACGTAGCCTGCTTCTCCGATAAATAGGTCCTAACAGCGCGTATGGCTCTCAGTGAATGCTCTACAGAATTTACTGGTCTCGTCCTCACGGGCTCGGGGTTGTACTCAACTCGACTTAACAGCTTCTCCACGACATCGCTTGTAAGCCCTCGATCAAGAAACAACTTAACAGGGCTCTTTGACCTAGTCAAGCCAACAAGCTTTATACATGGAACCTTGAAAGTCGACAACGAGCTCGGCTTCAGCATCAAAGTGACATCAGAATAAGTCTTCCCTTGAGCCCCGCGAATGGTCAACAATGACAATCCGGGGTCTTTCTGTGTTCCCACAGATGAAGAATCCGGTGAAATTCTCATGCAATCGTCATCGTAGCTGTCTACGAACTCATAAGCTGGCCCGTCTGCGTTGAACTCCGGCCCCGCGGGCTCTATCGAATACCCGTACTTCTCGTTCGCCCAAGCAATTGTCCCCAACGTGTTACGAAAATTATACTTCAACCTATGAGGCTCCGACATGTCCATCCTGGACGATATAGGTATTCCTTCGCTAACCAAAGTCTTGCACTGTTTAACGTCGCCGACCAGATAAACTATCTTTGGTCGCGATATATACACTGCAACAGCCAAAAACTCGTAAGGTAGTGAAGTAAACTCATCAACGTATAACACGTTCCTGGTGTCAAGATCTGCAATCGCCCTGTGGGGGGTTTTAAAAACAATTTTATCCCCAGCCGAATCTTTCTCATAATCCTTCATCAACTCCCTAAAAGGAGCTAATACCGCGTCGCTCTGTGTCAATTTTTTCTTTATTGCATAAGATTTTCCTGTTCCAAAAGCTCCCTCCAACAAACGAAACTCAGTCTGAAACTGAAATCCCACACGTGGGCACCTAACCTTTGCGGCCCTCTTTACGGCGGCTAATCCCTCAGGATCTTCATCGCAGGGTGTTAACTTCTCCCTAAAGCTCACAATTTCGTCTTCCGTCAGAC